TGAAGGAGTTAAAGCCTTTTTAAACAAATCTTCATCGCTAAATCTGTGAGCATTCTCAACGCCGTCTTTCGCCAAGCATTCAATTGCCAATGTTTTAAGGCTTAAACCTCTGAAATCATTTGTACCTTCAGCTTGTTTTTCAAGTTTCATTCCGCCACGGAGAAGCATTGCGTCAGACGCTGCGTCTCTGAATTTGTCGGTTTCATCTGCAATGATTTGAATGTTAGCACTTGCGGGAAGAGCTTTCATTTCTTCTTTTTTTGCATTCAATGCAAGGTCTTTTACTTCGTCAATTGTTTTTTCGAAGTGGTCTTTTGCTTCAAGCCCAAAATCTCGGCATAAAGAATCGATTGTTAAAATTCTTTCCTTTTCTGCTTCAACTGCTTTTGTGATTTCTTCTTTTGATACTGTTTTTTGTTCTTCTGCTGAACGAGTTGCAAGCATATCTGCAACAAATTTTTCTAAAAATGCTTTTAATTCTTCTGGTGTCATTTCGTTTTCCCTTTCTTTTTTGTTTGTATTTTGTTCTGTGTTATTATCTACTTCGAGCTCTCGGCCAACTCCTACAGAATCATCCGCAGGAATGCTCACAATGCTTACTTCAAAAGGTGTCCACCTTGAAGCAATGGAGCAAGGTCCTGTAAATCTTCCGTTTAGTGATGGCTTTCCAGCTTCTACTTCTTCCCAGTTGTCTACAAAATAGCCAACTGACACCCCTTTAAGAGTGCCACTTAAGACTTTTTGATATATGGTATCCGTCTCTTCATCATCATCAAAAACGATGTCGCAATAAGATTTTTTCTCCACATCATCGATTACAATATTTTCCAATCGACCTATTACTTTATCTCTGTTGTGGTTGAAGAGTGAAATTCCAATGTTTTTTAATCTATCAAGATTTACGCATTCCTTATCATGCAAAAGGATTTCTGAACCGAACCATCGGTCATAAGGCTGTTCGCTTGAAAAGGAAACCTTTACGCTTCTTGCATCTTGCTTAACTGCGTCTCTTGAAAAACTAAAAGTCCTTACTCCCTGCTTAGGGAGCTGTCGTGTCCGTTTTCCCGGCATTATTTGTTCCTCCTGTTGTTGTTGTTACAAGCCCCAATTTATCCTTATAATCTTTTTCTTTTTTAAGTTGAGTTAGGACTTCTTTCCAATCTTGGCCGCGTTGTGCTGAAAGTTCTGCCAAAGTCGTTTGACCGGTATTTAAAGCGGTTTCATTCGCTTTAACTTCTTTAAGAGGGTCAATCCAACTCCAACCAGGAGCAATCCAGCTGTGTTTTAAATATTTTTCTTTATCAAGCCAAAAGTCTTTTATATCAAGCTGATTTGTTATAACTGCAGATATAATAAATTCTTTGTAAACCTCATCAAGAAATTTTTCTATAAAAAATAACTGCCAAACCTTATAAGTTGATTGGTCCTCTAATAAACCTTGACGGGCTGAAGAATAATTAACTTGCGATAAGTCTCTCGAAACGGATTCATAAGAAATTCCCTGGCCGCTTCCGGCAAGTCGCTGCTGAAACATTATAAATTCTTTAGCGTTTGTAGCCTGTCCGTTAGGATTTACCACTTGAACATCTTCACCCGGGCTTAGTTCACTGATAATTCCCGGAGCAATTGTTCTTGTAGGAGCTGCCACTTGCCCGTCTTTTCCTGTGGTTACTGTGCCCGTACCTCTTCCAATAGTTCCGCTAGGAGTAATTTTTTTTATAAAAACGGATAAACAAGCTAAAATTCTTTCTTTTATAGAAACCGCTTCAACAAATTCATTAATATCTCGGATTCTTCCTGAAGTTATAGCAAGCTCTGATATCTCACGAATCTGTGAAGGTCTTTTTAATTTGTTTAAATAAATAACGTTTTTAGCGTCAATTCTTGTGGACCTTATGGTATATAAACCATCGGGAGTGGTCGTTCTTAACCAAAAAGCCATTTGTTTATTATATTCATTGACTTCAATCCCGTTGATAATTCGGTTTCCAACTTTTAATCCCGAAGAATACATTGCCCCGTCAATGTCGTCAACTTCTCTCATCTGTAAACAGAAGGGTAAATTTCCTGTTCCTTGATATGATTTTATGAATATAAAGCCACCGTCAACTTTTATGCGACGCATTGCCATAGCTTGCATTTCAAGAAAAGAACTTCTTTCAGCTATATCGCAATTTTTAGCCTTACACCATTGAGAAAATAATTCTTCTATTTGAGCATTCAGCGTTTCATCATCGTTTCCCTTTTTATCAAGAACTTTTGCTTGAAGTCTGAATCCGGTGCTGATAACATTACGCTCAAAAGTAGAAAGAATAGCTTCTGCGACATCGGAGTTTCTTTCTAAATCCCTTGCCCTTGACCGAATTCTATCTCTTTCTCCTTGATTTGTAGCTTCGGCTGTTGTATTAATAGGGGTCCAACCCGCATTTAATCGTTCGCTATTGCCTGAATCATAGTAAGTTCTTACATGAGTTTTCCAGGCTAATCTTTCCGCCGTAAATTTTGGAGCAATTTGTAAAAGCGTCCTATCAATCCAATTTAATTTATTTGTCATATTAACGCCCCTCGAACCTTACAAGAAACATTCCATCGTTAGTGCATAATTGTTTTTCAATTCTGTTTCTTTCAGTAAGAAGCAAAGATAATTCGGCTCTTTTTATTCTGCGATTTCCGATCTGATATTCTTGAGCTCCGTCCAGTATTGCTGCAATTGCTTTATTTACAAGGTTTAATTGTTCTTGCGGATTATTGTCCATTTGTTCTCCAATTTTTTGCGTTATCTAGCCACTGGCCATTTGTTTGAATAAAGGAACTTTCCGTTGTTTGCTTCGGCTGTTCGGCTACTGGTTTTATTCTGTCTTCATCCGTTAAATATCGAACGTTCATTAAATCGGCAGCCAATGCAGCATAAACTTCACAATCTAAATAGTGGTTAGGAATATTACTTGCTTTAGGTTTCCAAATCCACGATTCTTGATCTCCTGTTTTTTCTAATATTTTTTCTTCAGAACAAATCTGATCAGCATATTCTTCATCGCACCCCTGGAAAACCATCCAAGAGCCTTTGCCGTTTTGTCTTCTCAGTCTGCCGGCAATCATATCTTTATATTGCCCGGTGTCTAAGATGTAGAGCATCATGCCGTTTGCTTTGCTTGATACTTTATCAATAGGAGAAATCTTATATCTTTGTGTCAGTTTTCTTGATGAACCTTTTATCGGGACAGCCCATTCGCTGTTCTTTGCAATAAAGTCATAAACGGATTCCGTGTCGTTTCCTGAATCTACCGCACATAAATTAACTTGATACTGTTGGCCATTGCTTGAACAAAAGGTTTTGTTCATAATGTCTTCAACGTTATCCCAGGTTTCGCAAATACCGTGTCCGATATTCCACGAAGTCATGTGTGTGCTCCATGCTCTTATCGTCCAATAGAAATGGTCTTTTTGAACGTCAACACCGCCGGTAAGGATTAAGGCTTCATCGGGAACGATGCCTTCTTCATAAATATCTTGTCTTTCGATTACAAGTTTTGTATCCATCCGGGTATTTACATCTTCCCAAACTTCGGCCAACCAAGAGTTTATAAAGTTCATTAACAACTCCGGAGCGTTTTTCGAATTTAAAAATTCATAAGCAGCATCACCGAAACGTATCCAGGGAGAATATAAAGCATTTAATCTGAATGCAATGTTTCGATTACCCTGATTTTTGGTTGCTTTCCATTCGCCGGTGTTAAGCATGTGCTGCTTGTGATAGTCTTGAATATGCCCTTTGCAGTTTTCACATTCATAATAAGTGCTGTTTAATGCTTCGTTTGGTGTCGCATCTTTCGGCCATTTAAGCCGTTTGAATTTGAATGTCTGACTAAAACCACAGTGCGGACATGAAACAAAGTATTCATATTGTGAATCTGCTCTCTCCCAAGATTTGTAAATTCCTCCATGCCTTGTGGTAGGAGTTGAAGCCTTCATTGTTTTTTTACCGGCAAAAGTTCTTTGTCTCTCTTTGGCAAGTGCCATCGGGCTTGCTTCTTTTCCCGCAAATTTCGGGAATTTA